GTCACAGCATCAGCACCACTAAAATCAATCTGACCACTCACATCAGAACCATTCGCAGATTTAACATACCAAGATTGAGTATGTACAACACCTGCCGAAGTGTTATAACCTTGTAGTCTTGCATCATCATCTGTAGCTGTCATTTTATAAGCGTTAGTTGACCCATCTGGTGATGCAAACCCATTTGTTATGTTGCACCTTTCTTTAGTCCAATTTGTTTGACTAAAATCCTCACTAAAAGTAACTAAATTGGTTGATTGTGGTTCTAGTAACCATACAGGACATCCACCATCGGTGTAGTCTAACCTAGGTACATCAACACCTACTTCTTCTATTAATCCATTTTGGTTAACTCTAGTTGCTGTAGAGTTTCTTGTTACATCAAAATCAGCAGAACCGTCTACTGGTAATTGTGAATATATTTTACCTGCCTTGTAAGCTGTAGGTATATTCGCTATCGTTGGTGTACTCATTTTATTATATTTATTTTTTTAGTTTATACAGTCAAAAGATTCAAGAATACCTCCGTCATTAGAAACCCTAATCATAAACGACCAGTCTTTATCGCTAGTATTCCAACTTGCAGCGTTAAAGCATTCTATAGACTCTACCACACCACCATCTAAAGCTACCCTATCCTCAAACTGAGTTGTAAGGTCTGTATCGCCATTAGTGAAGTCGTAGTATATAGCTCCGAAACCGTCTGGGTAGGCATTACCCCACCATGTTTTACTGTATATTTCGTTTGCCATCTTTTTCCTTTTCTTCTTTTATAACTTCTCTGTAGTACTTGTCTATCTTAAGTGCTACGTGCTTTTTTATCTTGTATCTTTTTTTATTGTCTACCATTATAGTACGAAACTTGAAAATGTGTCTGGGTCTCTGTCTGGGTACATATCTCCGTTTTGATTCTGAGTGTACTCTGGGAACTTAGTCGAGTTAAAGCACATATAATCAACAAACCTATTAGTATAATGCTCTGCTCTGTCTCTTAATTTAGATTCCATTCTAAGAATCTCTGTATCACCAATGCCATCCTCGTTTTCACTTCTGGTTCTTGATAAACCACTATTAGTGATTGCGAAGTCAGCAAAAGGGAAGTACTCAACTTGAGTAAACCAAATAAGCATAGGCTTTATATATTCATCTCTAAGAGATTTATAGTCAGAATTAACAGGGTCGTTTATAGTTCCGTTAAGTATGATAGTTTGAAACTTGTCATACAGCCTACCTCCCAAGTAATTCTGTATATGTATATCTTGAGCTACTTCAATGAAGTGTATTAGCTTATCTGCATCAGTATTACCATCTACTATAGAACGCTCCTTTAAGTCCTTTACCGTTATGAAAAGTGCTTTACTCATTTAAAAAAATTCTTAATTCTACTCAATGTTGTTGGGTAAGCTCCGTTATTAGGCATATCAGTTGGTCTAACAGTCATTTCACTAGGATTGCTAGGCTGACCTAAACCATTCTCATAAGCCTTGTCTGGACTAACCTTTCTTCCGCTACTCTTTCTATAAACTCTTAGCTCCCAATAGTGATGACAGTTCTTACCACCTTTATACTTTAGTAAGCTGTAGTTTCTCTGCTTGTGACCTAACTTCTTGTTTACACCTCTAAAAGACATCATATTAATATCTTCCTTTCTAAACACAACTTTCTTCTCTGTTAAAGCCTCCATTCTCTTGCAGAAATCTCTACTCTTTGGATTCTTTCTAACAGGCATATAAGCATACCTAACCTTGTAAGTGTCATCATCCTCTTTTGATACCTTGTCAGAATACTTTATTTCAGCCATTTTAACGGACTCTTTTTCGTCCTCGTATCTTTCGCTATGTATGAGTTCCCAATCGTCGCTTAAAACCTCTCCTAGACCCTCTAATTGCTTAATCATGTCATCACCTTCTTCGTCATCAAAGTCATCTAGCTCAACTTCCTTGTCAGAGGATAGTTTTTCGCCTGTTTCCTCTTCTCTTTTAATTTTAGTTGAGATGTTGTCTAGCTCTGTAAATTCTATAGGTTGTAGAGTTACAAAGTATAAGTCTTGCATGATTCCGTTAAACTCAAGTATTTCCTTGAATGCAGAGATTAATTCGTCTTGTCTAGGTCTAATGATAACATTATCCATTAATATAGATGCGGTTCTTAATTCCTCTGCGTTGTTACCGAAACCTGTATTGTCTTTAATACCTAGTAATATTGGAGATACAATACCATGACCTAGCATAATCTTTTCTCTAGCCTCGTCAGAAAGGAATTGATACTGTGCGTGAGCATCTGGCAAGTGTATAGGGTGTATGTCAGCTTGCTCTTCCTTACTGTTGTTGAAGGCTATAATAGTTCTACCTCCATTTGATGTTCCTCCAAACTTATCGTTAATCTTGTTTTCTATAAGGGTTTGAGTTTCTTCGCTAGGAATACCGTTGTTGAAGTTTATAAATAAAGAAGGTTGTAATGCGTTCTGTATATTAGAGATATGGTAGTTAGATACCTCACCTTCTAGTTCTGCATATTGCAAGCATCCATGATAGAATGCAGGTGCATAGTAGTAGAACTTAGGCATATAAGGCTTGATAATGTATATCTCGTTAACTTGCTTTTTATTTCCACATCTAAATGCAGGAATAACCTTAGTCTTGTCACTAGGTTTCTTTTTACTCCAATCTGGAAAATAATGATAACTCTTTATAACACCACCCACAGCCTTAGAGCAAGCCAGAGTTTCTTGTGGGAAGTGAGATACCTTTAATATCTTTGTCTTAGCTTTATTGTAAGTTATTTGAATTGCTGCTCTAGCAAACAAGTAATAGTCTTGCGTAATCTTCTTTACGTCTGTAGGCTTAAGTAGTTTCTTGAACTTAACGTAGTCTTCTGGGAACAAATCAGAGTTTAAGCTATCTAGTCCTCTACCGTAAATCATGTCGCTAATACCGTTTACACACCTAGAGTTCGTAGCACTATCTAAAAAGTAGTCTACTAATTCTGAGTAGTAACAGTTATTATCACCAAACAAAACATAGTCTCTGTTGTACTCTTCTTTTAGTTCTGGTGTTGTGTAGGATGATAGATTTAAAACCCTAACGTTAGCCTTTTCTTTACCCTTTTCTTCCATATTAGTTTATAACGTAAGTGTTATCGTCTACAGGATTGTATTGCGTGTAAACCTCTTGAGACAGTTTATGTTTAACATTGTAGTCAACTTGAGATGTAGTGTAAATCTTACCTCTCCATATTAAGTTTTCCCACAAGTCTTTTATTTCGACACTAAAATTACCGTCCTCTTTTATTAATATACTTGGTGTAGGGTCTAACCTTAGTTTAACAGAATAAATATCTTGCTCTATACTACCTAAAGCACCTTCACCACCAATTCCTATGTCCGATATAGTTTGCTCTTCACCTGTTCCATCCTCCCTTATAACCATAGTGTAAGGTAGGGTTAAGAAGTCTTCTTTTCTGCTAGTAAAGTAGATGTCTTGTACGGATGTATTTGGCTGTAAAACAATCATACTATTATAACGAAAAAAAAAATATTTGTTTTTGTTTGGTGGGAAAGAAATAATTTACTATTTTTGACTTGCATAATAAATAGAGATAAAACTCTTTGCTTGAAGATAAACGGTAAAAAAGGCAGTAACTCTAATGCAAAAAGTCATGCGGTGACGTAAGCTAAATGGGCGAAAGAAATCTTTATTACAAACTACATTTCAGAGTAGTTTACAGTTCATCTCGTTGAGATGTTAATTATTGGATGATGTAAAATATCTTGTAATCCCTGTAAAGATATCATAAATCAGGTTTAGTGATACATTCCACAAGACTGAAGGTGGAGCAAAGAGTTTTAAAGTAAATTAGTAAGGGGTCACTATTGAGGGTCGATTGGCGGTTGCAAACGCAGAGTAACAAATCGTTAGCTATTTCGGAGATAGCCTGTACCCTTACCTTTTTTAACAGAGAGTTATACAAGTGGTCTAAGTAATATCGTAGTGCTAGAAGCAGAGACGCAACTACGGGGGAGTGGGATATTCCTTGCATTAAAAACCCATTCACAGGTTCGAATCCTGTACTCTCTACTGAGTAGTTTTAATTTTTTTTAATTGATTGGATTTTTGAGTTAATAAAAACCCCGACGCTAATTAAAGTATCGGGGTTTTTTGAATTAAAACAATGAATATAAAGAATATGTTAAGTTCCAGATACAACAGTGAATCCTGCTGCAGCTAAATCAACAGAAGGTACTCCTGTCGAAGCAATAAAGTTTGCAGGAATTTTCTCCATCCCAGTAAAGGTTAAAGTGTAACCACTCATATCTCCCATTGCAGCACCAGTAGCAATACTACCTCCTGTTATGTCACCACCATACTCCAAGAAAGCTAAAAGCAAGTTCTTGTTGTTGTCTTCGATGATTACGTGAGGACTACCGAAAGCTAATAGCTTAACTGTCTGATGGTCTTCCTTAGTTAGTTTTGGTAGTTGTAATTCTAGTACTTGCTCGAAGAATGTTGTTCCATTCTCTCTGCTTGAAGTTGGTGTCTCTGTGTATGTAGATGCACCTCTAACCTCAAACTTGTATGCGTCTGGTGTACCTGCTACGGACTCGATAACGTCTGTATCTGTAGCATCGTATGTAATAGCACCTAAGTTGTCTTTATTGACAAAGTACACAGCATTAATACCACCTACTGAATCTTTACAAGCCTCTAGTCTACCTCTTGATATATCACAAGCCATTTGTGTTTTGTTTTTATAAGTTATTAAAAAAGGGTAGGCAGATAAAAACCAACCTACCCTGTGTTATTTGTTTAATCTATTTTTTAGACTCCGTAAGTAACAATGTCTTCAACAACACCGTACTGTACACCTGCCAAGAATCGCATGATTACTCTAACGTTCTTAGAACCATCTAGTTCAGCCATATCTAACAACTTAACCTCATTCCAGTCAGACAAGATAGAAGTACCAAACCATAAGTTAGACTTCTCAGCCAACACCATTGTACTAGCAGGCAATCCGTTAGCCATAAAGATGTTAAGACCTGCATACTGTAATCCAGAGAATGCTTGGTTTAAACCTTGAGCGTTGATACCGTTAGCACCTTGACCTTGAGCAGCAAAACCACCTAAAGCGATAGCGTAAGACTTGTAAACGTCTTGAGAAACATACAAGCAAAGCTCTGGAGAACCAAACAATGCTTTAGGGATAGCGGCGTAAACTTTACCCATCTCTTCTAAAACGTTAGCAGAAGTAACAGTTGTACCTGAAACTTGGTTTGCAGCAGGTAAGTCTCCATCAGCAGCTAACAAAGTAGTGAATCCATCGTAATCGTTAGCACCGTCAGTACCTGCCCAGATAGAGTTCTCGTTAGACTCAGCTACCTTTGCAGCAACATACTGTACAATGTAGTCTTGGATTGTTGCAGGCATATTTCTGAAAGCAGATGCTCCCATTTGATAACCATTCCAATCGTTGAACCAGTCAGTCTTACAAAGCTCCAAGTTTACTTGAAACTCTTTAGGCTCGATGATTCTCTCAGTAGAAGTGATTGTTGAAGTGTCAGCGAAATCACATGATGCACCTCTAATAAGTCCATCAGTTTCTAGTCTTCGTACAACCTCTTTACCAACGATATTCGGTTTAAAAGTAATTGCTCCTTGAGCAAGGGTGTTTCCACCAAGTAAGGCAGCAGAGATAATCTGATTTTTACTCTCCCCTGCGTAAGTAGTAGTGATACTTGTAGTAGTAGCCATTTCTATTTTCTGTTTAAATTATATTGTATTCTTTCTAAAGCTGTCATTGTTGAGAAATCAACTTGCTCAAATCGAGGTGCAGCTCTTTCAACCTCGTTTTCTGGGGAGTGAACAATCTCTTGTGCAGTAGACAACTCTACTTCCTCTTTTACTTCTTCTTTAACTTCCTTAGATAGTTCTTGAGGAACTTCTTTAAGGTTCTTTTGTTTTTCCTCCATAATGCTCTTAAACATTGAAAGCATTTCTGTCTTGAAAGCGTCAAAAGCACTCAATGTAACATAAGCCTCAACAGGAGCTTCTTCTTTAACTGGCTCTTCTTTTGTTTCTTCTGCCAATTCAACTTTAGGCTCTTCCTTAACTTCCTCTTTCTTCTCAGAAGATAGATTCAAAGCATCGGAAATACTAGCCCAGATGTTTTCTAAAATTGTCTCTTTAGTCATTTTTATAAATTTATATTATGATAACAATAGATTGTTTCTATTGATTTACTTTTAGTTAGCCACTAATCCTAAAACCTGCTTCACTGTATATCTCATACTCTCCATAGAAAGCCTTGTTGCATAGGTTAAATTCATATACACCACCATCTAGTGAAACCCTTTTCTTAAAGGCTTCACCCTCTCCTTTACCCCCTATATAGCCTATTCCTTGAGACCATATAGGGTGAGATTTACACTTCTTACCTTTACACCTTTTTATAGTGTAGGTATTCTTACAATAACAATATTTAGCTCTTTTTGGCATTATGGTACATCACTTACTATATCAGCACTTGTCATATTATTCATTACGAAGATGCAGTTTGCTTCGCTACCTACATCAAACAGGAATGGGTATTGGTCACCATCCCCCATTCTCCACCAGTGCTTGGGTTCAACCATAAAGCTCATTAAGTCAAAAACATTACCGTTGTTATAAATGTCTGGTATAACCATACTACTGATGTCACTATCGTAAATAGCTACTTCATCAACCCTACAGTTATTTCTTAATGATTGACCGTTATTAAATCTACCTATCCTAAAATTTTGAGGTTGAATACTTCCGCTATAACCAAAATTATTGTTAGAGTTTACGTTGGTACTTGTCACATCATTACCATCAATGAAGAACTTAAACCTACTGTAGTAATCATTTATAGAGCCACTTGCCACACCTGTTGTACCTCCGTCATACGTTATTATTATTTGAGTCCACTGACCAACTGGCAAACTGTTTTGAGTTGTAGCGAAGTTTAACCTATTGTTGTTGCTACCGTATCTCATTTCTAACCTATTCAGACTACCGTTATACTTTATCTGTATGTAGCCTTGATTTGCAACGTCCTGATTACCGAAGTAAAGTATTGTTTGGCTAGCATTATTCGCTGTACCTGCCTTGAACCAAAAAGAGATAGACCAAGCATCTGATAAACCACTACCATTACCTGTTCTACCTAAAGTATTCTGTACACCTTTGCCACCAAATCTTTTAGCTGCTTCTGGAAATAACATTTCTACTCCAACCAAAGGATCAACTGTTGCATCTACAATATTTTTTCCTTCATCTAA